AAGACAGTGCAGGATTTATTCCGCGCTGGCCCAGCGTATGTAGAGCCTAAACAAAGTAAACCTACTGAAAAAAACCCTAATCCTCGTCCAGTCTCTCAAAAAAGAATAGATGCTGCTAAAGAATCACATCGACTTCAACAGATTACCCATGAACAAAAACTTAGAGAACTTGTAGGCCCTGAAGTAGGTCCCGTAAATAGGAACGATATCTTTCTACACGCCCATGGACGTGAACTTTTAGCTAGTGCTTTCGACCCAGATATTGACCCGACATTTTATCCCGGCTCATCACAGGAACAAATGCGTGATGTTGCTTCTGAAGAAGCCGTCCATCCTATGTCGGTTCGAAGCGTTGTGGGAACAACATCTGCTCAGCGGTCGTGGAGAAAGACGCTTGGAGCAGGAACAGAAGACGAGCGCACTAACTATCCAAATTTAGATGCATCTGAAGCCTCCATTAATAAAGTACAGGACGTTGCTAGAGATTATCCTGATCGATCTGATCCAGCTTTCATAGAGTCAGCAGGTAACGCTACTAGAGGTACTAAAGGTGTATCAGGAGGACTTACCGCCCTTCATGGAAGAAACACTGCCAAAATTCTTCGAGGAGAACTTCCTTCAGGGGAGTTTGACCCTTCAGCTATTGTAGATTTTTGGAATGAGTCAGATAGTGACAAACAGCCTACATTCACATTAGGTTTGGCAGCTAATGCAGCGGGAGATGTCGACCTACAAGGAAGAGTTTCTAAGCCCAATAAAGGATTAGCACGTTCTTCTGCTCAGGCTATGACTGTCGACACACACCAAGTTCGACCTATGGGAATAACATACGATAGCGTTTTAGGTACAGGACCGGGCATGCATACCCGTGCATTTCAAATGCCCGGCAATCAACCGGGGAAATCAACCCAACCACATTATGGAACTATAGCTAACATTGGTACTGCCGCCACCCATTTAATTGCTCAACGCATGATTAATAGCGATGGTTCGTGGATGCGAAAGTCCTCCCCAGATGCAGAACCTACTGCTAACCCTCTACCTACCCCTCGTGATGTTCAAGAAAACTTGTGGGGAAGTTATGCCGCCGATGTTGCAGGAGATATTGCTGCTGCTAAAGCAGCGGGTACCAAAGAGCGTCAAAGTAGTAGAGAATACTACAGGCGTTTAAATGACACTAGTAAACGAATTAATACTGTACGTTCTCGCAAAGAGGAGTTTGGACAATAATGGGACAAGCACACAATCTTAATGAGAATGAATTAGCAGAACTTGCTTCTGAACTTTCAGTTCCTAATGGTGGATTTACTGTAAAGGCTTATGGACCAGAGGCAGGATCTCCTCCACCTAAATCTGTTCTAGTAGGTATAGCCGAACACGGCATGAATGATATCCCTCAGCCAGTGAACGCTTCTGATGTAGAAGGGTTTATAGAGAGTAGAAAAGGTCCTCTTCAAGAAGAGAGGAACTATCTGGGGGGCTGGTCGCCCGCAGAGACTAGGAACGTAACAGACGATTATGGTGATGAGAAAATCGTTCCTACTGGTAAGTCTGCTCCTGCCGCTCTTGATGTTACAGAAGCTATTCCGGGCTGGGGTCCAGCTTCTCGTTTAGAAGCCTTCTACAAGGGCTACGTTGTTCCAGCATCTAAAGGTGCTAGACCAGAACGAGAAGTAGGATTTCATAAGGGAGGGGTTAACGGCTATTCCCACAGTGCCCATACGGCAGGACTCCCTGCTACGTTTTTTTAATTACAGTCATCAATAGCCGTACCGGTATGTTTGTCAAATAGGCGAGTAGGGGGCTTTGAGGAACGGAAATGTTCTGAGCAGGTCCACCATGCTTCTTCACTAAGGTAAGACCCCAGCTCCCCACACACTTCACAATACTTACGGTTGTAGTCATACTTGCTTCTCATGTTCAAGACTATAGTGCCCCGAATCCTTGAGTGCAACCCCAAAATCTTAGATTTACAAAACTTTCTGCTATAGTGGTGGCTAATGTCTCTTAACTTCTATCCTCCTTCTTACAGGGCCGCTGCTAGTGATTTAACTATCGCTATCAGCCCTCTTGGCCTTGTAGAGTTGGCAGATGAGGAGTTTGAGGTCCATGGCCCACGCCTTAATCGTTACGCAAGTAACTGGGCTTGGTACCTAGGTCACCACTGGGCTTACCGTCGTGAGCTTGGCGAAGCGCAGCTTTCGTTTAACTACGTCAAGGCTTTTGCTGACTACATGGTGAACTTCACCTTTGGTAAGGGTGTTAACTTCGGTTCTCCCGAGGCCACCTCAGGAATCATTCCTTATCTTCTCAAGCGGGTTTGGGAACACGACAACGACAAGCAGACCACTCTGTGGGAAATGGGGCAACATGGCTCCGTATCAGGTGATGTGTTTGTCAAGGTTGCTTACGAAGAGCCTTTCCAAGATGCCGTTGGACGTATGCGTCCCGGCAAGTTCCGCATTCTTCCCCTGAACCCTGCCTTCTGTTTCCCAGAGTGGCATCCCCACGACCGTACTCGCCTGATACGTTTCAAGCTGAAGTACAAGTTCTGGGGTACCGCTTCTGATGGCGCCCGTCAGGTCTTCACCTACACGGAGATCCTGACCGAGGATTTCATTGAGGAGTATATCAATGACGAGCGTATTGACCAGCGTCCCAACCCGTTGGGCGAGATTCCTATCGCCTATACGCAGAACATACCTGTTGCTTCTTCACCGTGGGGTCTTGCGGACATCACGGACATCATCTCGCTGAACCGAGAGTTCAATGAGAAGGCCACTGAGGTCTCTGAAATCATTAACTACCACGGCAGCCCCGTGACAGTGATCATCGGTGCCAAAGCCTCGAACCTTGAAAAGGGGCCGAAGAAGGTTTGGACTATCGGTACTAAGGACGCTCGTATTGAGAACCTTACTATGGATACCAACTTCGCTGGCATCATGGGCTATATGGAACTCATCAAGCAGGCCATGCACGAGATGACCGGCGTTCCTGCCTCAGCCCTCGGACAGATGCAACCCATCTCTAATACCAGTGGTACTGCTCTGGCTGTTCAGTATCAGCCGCTTATGCAGAAGTATGGACTGAAGAAGTCTCAGTACACACGTCTGTTCAAACGCATTAACGAACTGGTCATCCTCCACGCCGTTTTCAAGGAGCCTGAGGCTCTTCAGTACAACCCTTATGTGGCGACTGTTCCCCTGCGTATGGGGCAGTATGAGGTTATCAATCCTGAAGATCCGGTCTCCTATCAGACCACTGTTCACTGGCCTGAGCCTCTTCCCGTGGACGTGCTTATCAAGATCAACGAGATTCAAGCTCGTATGGCTATGGGCCTTGAGTCCAAGCGTGGTGCTTTGCGGGATCTGGGAGAGATGTTCGCTGAGCAGAAGATCGCTGAGATCAACGAAGAGATGATTGAGGACACGAAGGAGCAGGCTGCTCTTAACCTCATTCAGGCTCAGGCATCTCAATTCATTATTCAGGCCACTGGTATGACGCCAGACGGCCAGCCTCTGATGCTTCCCGGTCAGGATATGGGAGACGGTCAGATGGCACCCGGTGTAGACCCCAATCTAGCTATGCAGATTATGCAGATGGCGTATCAACAAGAGCCGCCTGAGCGAGAAACTTTCGAAAGTTAGTGAAGGTTTACATGGTTATGACACTTTATGTGGTATAACTATAGGTACCGTAAAATCCACTGTTTAAGGAACTAAGACTATGTCGCAGGACGTTACTGATACGAATGACGGTTTCATTGTCGGAGCAGATGCCAAGGAAGCGCCTCGCATGGCGTCAACTTGGGCAGAGGTTCAGGCTGAGACCATGTCAGGGAACCCCTTGGGAACCCACCAGCAAATGACCAACAATGTCGAACAAAACGCATCTACATCCAATTTCTATACGGAAGAGGATATGGAACGAGTTCGTCGTGAAGAGAAGGACAAACTTTACGGTCGAATTCAGACAATGGACGAACAGCTTAAGGCAATTCAGAAGGAACGTGAGGAGCAGGAAGCTGCACGCCTTGCGGAAATTCAAGCTGAAGCTGATCGTGCTCGTCGTGAAGAAGAAGAAAAGATGGAAACCCGAGACCTCCTCAAGCGTAAAGAGGAAGAGTGGACGGGCCGATTCTCAGAGCTTGAAAATCGCTACGAGCAGGACCGAGCAGTGTTTGAGCGTGAGCGCCGGTTCAACGAACTGGAGCAGTATCGCCAAGAGCGCATTGCTCAAGAATCCGAGTACATAATTCCTGAACTCCGTGATCTTATTACGGGGAACTCAGAAATTGAAATCGACGCTTTCATCGATGAGATGAAAGTTCGTACTGCCGCCATTATGGGTAACTTTGAGGTTTCGGCCTCTACTCAGCGGCAGTCAATGAGGGGAGCGTCTCCGACGGCTCCTCCTGTAGGGCCATTGGAACAAATGCAGACGTACGAATCGATTACGCCGGATGATATTCGGACAATGGACATGGAAACGTATAAGCGCTATCGGGCGAGCCTTCTCAATGCTGCTGGCCGTCAGTACCGAGGCTAGTAGTAGAAGTACAACCCAATATTAATCAGCCAAGTCCAATAGGAGGACATTCTAATGGCTTTCCAGATCCCTTCTGGTTCAGGCATCACCGGCACTAACCGTGTCGCCGGTGGCGTTGAGGGTGCAGCTTTCGGCGCACCCACCGGCTACAGCGATTCTTTCGCTGGCGCTAATATCACTGGTGGCTATGGTGCAGGTATCACTTCTGGTACCTCGCTCATGGGTCCCGCCATTCAAACTGTTTGGTCGAAGGAGATTCTCTTTCAGGCCATGCCGGTTCTCCGGTTCGAGCAGTTTGCTGTGAAGAAGACTGAGCTTGGCGTTATGCCGGGTCTCACCGTCAACTTCATGCGCTACAACAACCTTCCGATCCCGTCGGGTCCGCTGGTTGAAGGTATCCGTATGAAGACTTACGGCATCACCGCTCAGCAGTATCGCATCACGGTTGCCGAGCACGGCTTCGCTATCGCAGTGTCTGAGCTTCTGCTCAACGCTTCGTTCGATGACGTTATGGCTTCTGCTTCCCGTCTGCTGGGCCGCAACATGGCCCTGTACATGGACACGCAGGCCCGTGAGACGATTCAGTCGGCTACGTCGACGGTCTATGGCTACAAGGCCCCGACCGATCTGACCACCGGCTATGGCATCTACAACAAGGGTACGCAGGGTTCGTCGGGCACCATCGGCAGCGGTGGCTACTTCCTTACCCCGCACGCCGTCAAGGATGCTGTTCTTGAGCTTTCGAGCAAGAACATCCCGCGTCTCGGTGAGACCTACGTCTGCTTCATTCATCCGTCGCAGAGCCGTCAGCTTCGTGACACCCCTGAGTTCATCGAAGTTTCGAAGTATGCCGCTCCCGGTAACTTCATGCTCGGTGAGATTGGCCGTCTCTACGACGTGGTCTTCATTGAGACCACTCAGGTCGGTCGTCCCCTCAGCAATCCTGCTGACTTCATCAACACCGCCTACGATGATGGCACCCCCGCTGCATGGCGTGGTACCGACTCGCAGACCAGTGGCCCTGACGTTAGCGATGCGACCATCGATGACTCCCCGGGTTCTGGCGCTGAGCCGGGTGCCGTTGCTACTCCGGGCTGGGATCAGTACTGGCCGACCGACTTCACGGTCACGCCGGACACTGAGCAGTTCGAGGCCCTGATGCTTGGTGACAATGCCTTCGGTCATGCCATCTCGCTTCCGGTTGAGCTTCGTGACGGTGGTGTTCTTGACTTCGGTCGTGAGCACGCTCTTGCTTGGTACAGCATCTGGGGCTTCGGTCTCATCACCGATTCGGCTGTTTGCAAGATCCGCACCAACGGCTGATCTTTCCAACTGAGTCACTTTCGGATACGGGGGTGGGTCGCCAAGACCCACCCCTGTGTGCGATACTTACATATAGTAGTTTCAAACCGTTATAGGAGAACAAACCGTGCCTGCACAAAAGCGTGTCAATCCCAGCAACGAAACCCGAAATGAAGAATTTGAGGGTGGAGTGACTGTTATGAATGATCTTATTAATGGGGGAGTGCCTGAGGTTGAAGTAGACGCCATTCAGGAAAACTCTAAGCCCCAAGGTGTTCCCACTGTGGTTATCCGTGTGAACGAGAACATCGAAGAGATGTCCTACGTCGCAGATGGTCGCAAGGAGCGCTACACGTTCGAAGCCGGTAACCGTTACCGGGTCCCTGTTTACATTGCCGCAGAGCTTGAGGGCCTCGGTAAAGTCTGGCACTAAGGAGCCACCACAATGGGTATTGCAACCATCCACTATCTTTCCATGAACGCCCGAGACGGCAAGGTCGTTCTTCCAACAGGAACTGGACCTCAAGGAGGAATTCTTGAGGACTGGAGTGGTTCCTATACGTTTGACAACCTTCAGGTTCCGAACGTCTACACTGTTAACTGGGGCGATAGTACGCCTACAGAGGACGTGGTAGTGGGCGGTGCAATCTCCCGTATCAAGACCAGTAACAAGGCCGTCAATGTTCCGTTCCTGTTTGATGACCCGAACCCATATGAGATGGCTATCCTTCCCGACAACAAGACCGCTTACGTCACTCAGCCTCAGGCTGGTTTTGTCGATGACAACCCAGTCGGTCGTATTAGTGTTGTGGATCTTAACTCCAAGAAGGTCCTAGACGAGATTGCTATACCCAACAACTATTATGTATGGGGTATTACTGCCAATGCCGATGGCAGTAAAGTATATGTCGCTTCTAGCCAAACCTCATCCGGTAATGACGATAGGGTGTTCGTCATCGATACCGCTAAGCGGGAATTCGTCAAGGAAATTACTGTCGGGGATTACCCGACCGGTGTTGTCATTAACCCTGCCGGTACCGAACTTTGGGTCACCTGCGCTTCAGATGACTCCATCTATATCATCGATACTGAGACTGACGAAGTTGACCGCCATCTTGACTTCCCCGGTGCCGGAGCAGCGCCTATGCGTGGTGTGTTCTCCAACGACGGAAGCAAATTCTACGTCACCCTTTGGGGCCTCGGGCGTGTTGCAGCCATCGCCAGCAACGCATCTAAACTAGTTGGCTACAATTATGTTGAGACTGGACCCACTGTTTCCGGTGACAACCCGTTCGGCATTGCAAAGAACGCCGCCGGAACTCGTCTCGCCGTGGCACTTAACGGTGAGGGTGGTGTCGTTATCATTGCCACAAACCCGTTTGCCATTGTTGATTTTGTTGAAACCGACGATTACCCGTGGGCCGTTGCGGTTGATGCGAGTGATACGGCATATGTTACTCATGGCAATGGTGACGTGTACTACATCAATATCAATACGGAAGCCATTTTGGATTACGATTATGTTGGTGCTAACGCTAACGGGATTACTATCGCCCCGAATGGTGTCTACGCTTATGTGACAGTGTTCGGTTGGTCCGACTGCGATGGTTACGACACCAACTTTGACCTGAGCCACACATACGCCACCCCCGGCACTTACACCATTACCGCAACTGACAAAGATGGTCAGGTTGACGTTAAAGGCACCGTCCGAGTTCTTGTTGACTGATTAGGAGAACACACTCATGGCGATCCGTGATGGGTTCCTTATTCCTAATGCAAACACATACGCTCCTGCTTTTCAGACATCACAACCTGATCAGGGTGACTTTCTGATACTTGGAAATAGTCAGTATGGCGTCATAACCGGATGCAAAATATCCCTTAGCTCATTTACAGTCTCTATAGGTGCAGGCCCTAATATATTTGTTATTAAAGGGGTTACCTATAATCTGACTGGAAGTAGTTCTCTGTCAGTGTCTGCTAGCGGAACTCTTCCTAGGTTTGATCTTATAGTTTTTGATACTGATAACATCAATCCTTTTTGTGTGCTACAAGGAGTTCCTTCCAGCAATCCTATTTTTCCAGATGTTACAGACAACATGGCTGTTTTTGCTGCGGTGTTTGTTTCATCAACAGGTTCCGCTTACTTAATAGATAAGAGAAACTTTCTTCAAACCAGTGTTACTGGTGTCAATGAAAGTTCTTTAGTTACTAACTGGAATTCTAGCGCTTCACAGATAAAAGTTAACATTGATGGTAACGGAAAAGTGTCGTGGGGCGGGGGAACGTCTCCTGTCGATACCTCTATCGAACGTACTTCTGCTGGAAAAGTAAAGGTTACTAGTGAGCTAGAGGCTACGACCCTTACTGCAACATCAGCGGCAACTGTAAATGGTAAGAAGGTTGTAACGGCTGACACCATAGAGTGGGGTCTACTTTCCGCAAGACCTACTACTCCTTCTGTAGGACACGTCTATACCGCTACGGATACCGGCGATATTAGCGTCTATAAGACGGGGGGCTGGGCAAACGTAGCTTCTTCGACACC